TAAAAAGATAGCGTTTGTAACGTGGGGCGAAACCGTTGGAACGGCTGGCAATATCGCACTAGGTACAAATGTAAAGGTAGATTTTGAGGTGGAAAGTCGGGAGTATAACGCTAAATGGTTCACCGATGCAAAAGCCTTTAAAGTTCAAGTAAACTTAAACGGTTCTTTTGTTGATCCACAACCGAAAACGGTTACACCAAAAAGAGTTGATGACACACCTCAACCAACATTGCAAACCTTTGATAATTCAGACCTTGATTCGCTTCCCTTTTAACCCAAACCTTATAATTGGCATGGTAAATGCTATGGTAAAATAACTAACTAAATTTATATGATATTACAACAAAACAAATTATTCGAAGATAAAATCGAATTCTTTTCAGTTCCAACCGTAATAGGTTCGGGTTACGAAACAGATGTAGCGAAACTTGCTATTGAAGATAAGGTTGCATACAGAGCAGCCCGAAAAAATATGCAAATCCATTCAGCTATTATTTTAAAAATTAATGATGAGTTTGCAGGGTTCTTTACCTATCAAATTAACCATGATGCAAAAGAGTTTTGCTTACTTCAATCTGCAATGGATTTGAGCCGCAAAGACAAAGATATTTATAGTCAAATGGTTTTTGAAATCATTAAACAAAATACTTTTGGGTATCCTATGGTAATGACTGTTTCACAAAAACACGACCTTGAAAATCCTAAAGTTTTTGCGGGTGTTGGATTTAAAGAATACTTAAATTTAAGCGGTTATTCTTACATGGTTTACGGTGAACTTTCACAAGTAAAAATGAAGCGATTAGCACACGCTACAATGACTAATGTATGGAATTCTACTAAAGGTGACTGGCTTAAAATGAAAAAAGAGTGGAACTCTAAAATTGAAAACGAGGGCAAAAAGAACGGTGTTACAAATCCTAAATATGCTTCTCGTGAAGGTGCATGGATGGGTGACAATGGAATGTCAAATGTAGTTTTAGCATCACAAACAATTGAAAACGGTGAAGTAGTAAACAATAAGGGAAAATCTTTTAACGGCAATGTTTCGGTACTTGACCCCGTGGCCTGCGAAGTGATCCTTAGATTTTTCATGCCTTTGGATGGTAAGCGTGTATATAACCCTTTTGGGGGTGGTGTTCAATTTGGTTTTGTTTCTGCTGATTATGGTTACGATTATATCTCAAGTGAGATAAGACAAAATCAATGTGACTCAAATAATCGCTTTCGGGTAGTAAGTATGGAATCTTCATTTTAAGCGGGTCTTTGTAGGTAATCTCATCATATATCCACTTGCAAAGTTAGGATTTGCGATAATGTTTGAAGATTCTACCACATTGGAATTTATGTTTAAAGGGGCAAAAGTTAAATACTTTCCGTTTACGGGGTGGGCCTCGGGCAAATCAATTAAAGACGGCAGGGGGTTTAAAAATTTAATTAATCAACTAAAATAATGGATAAAAATAGAATAGGTCGGTTTACGTCCTCAGAACTTCACAGACTTTCAACCCCAGCGAAAGCAAAAGAGTACGCAGCGGAAAAAAGATACGAGCGCAAATTAAAGCGTTCTTTAAAAAGCGAAACTTTCAGTTATGAAATGTCCTGGGGTTCGCTTATGGAATTGTACGTTAATGAAACCTATTTGCCCGTGTCGTGGAAAATGGAACATAAAACTACCATTGTCCACCCGACTATTGACACGTTCGCGGGTTCGCCGGATATTATCGCAACTGAATTAGTTGGAGAAGAAAAGAACCCATTTACATTGAAATCGTTTTGTAAGGTTGTAGAAAATTGTACTTTAGGTTATGAAATATTTAAACAAGAACACGACAATTATTTTAAGCAACTTATCGGAAACTCAATTTTAACCTATAAAAAACGGATCGCCTTAATTGTGTTTTGCCCGACATTAGAAGAACTCCCAAAAATAGCGGAGTTTATCGAAAATATGGAAGGTATTGATGAATTTGAATACAAGTGGATATATGATGAGATTACCTACAAAGACCCGCTTAAAATGAAGATTCCATACTTACTACCCGAAAGCGATTATAAAAACTTAAACATTTTCGAGTTTGACGTAAACGATGCCGACCAAAAAGAACTACTTGAGCGTATAGAAAAATATTCACCTTTAATAACCTTATAATTGGCATGGTAAATGCTATGGTAAAATATGATTTATAGAGACCACTTTCAAAATTACAAAGGCTATGCGATACCAAAAGCGCAGTTAATAATAGCAGATATTCCTTACAACTTAGGAAATAATGCTTACGCTTCAAATCCTTCGTGGTATGAAGGAGGCGACAATAATAATGGTGAAAGTGCGCTCGCTGGCAAAAGTTTTTTCGATACGGACGAAGATTTTAGACCCGCTGAATTTATGCACTTTTGCTCTACAATGATGAAGCAAGAGCCGAAAAAAGCGAAAGTTGAAGGCGAAGCACGGCAAAAAAGCGAAGCCCCGTGTATGATTATTTTTTGCGCCTTCGATCAGCAAATGTATTTAATCGAATTAGCGAAAAGATACGGTTTAAATAATTACATAAACCTCGTTTTTAGAAAAAACTTTTCGGCTCAAGTGCTAAAAGCAAATATGAAAATAGTTGGTAATTGTGAATATGGTTTGGTTTTGTACCGCGACCGATTGCCAAAGTTTAGAAACAACGGGAAAATGATATTTAATTGCATTGATTGGCCTAGAGACGGTGAAAGTGAAAAGATCCACCCAACACAAAAACCAGTTGAATTATTGAAAACTTTAATTTCAATTTTTACAGATGAAGGCGATGTAGTTATTGACCCCGTGGCAGGTAGTGGCTCTACTTTGGTAGCCGCTGAACGGTTGAATAGAAAAGGGTTTGGATTTGAGATAAAAAAAGAGTTCTTTGTAAAAGCAAATCAATGGCTGGCAGAAGAAAAGCAAATTAAAAAAGATTTAGTAGAGTTTGGATTTGCAAAAACAAAAATGGAAAAAACCTCCCCTACTTTATGGACACTTTAATTTTAACCTAATATGTCCCGAATGAAACCAACAACCCCAAAACCGGTAAACTACTCCCTAAAATACGGGGAGGTTTTTATTATCAGAAACGCACCGTGGATTGTTTGCTCACAAAAACGAAGCGATTTAAGCGGGCAAGGTCACGACTTCCAAAAGTTTAATATAATTCCAAATTATCAGAAATAAAATTTGGTAGTGTCAATTAAATTTCGTTAATTTGTGTTGCAATCCAGTATGTTCACCCTAAAAAATAGCCATCATTCACACTGCCTCATACCCTTTCGGGTTGCTGGATTGCCTTTGTGTTTGATGGTTTTTATTTTTTATCATGGCTGAAAATAAAAAGTCATTTATACTTTACTCCGATTTAATACACACCGTTTCAAAATTACCAAATGAAAAGGCGGGCGAATTATTTAAACATATTTTAGAATATGTGAATGATAAGGACCCGCAAACAGAAGATTTACTACTTCAAATTTCATTTGAACCAATTAAGCAACAGTTAAAACGCGACCTAAAAGATTGGGAAAGCCAAAAGCAACAACGGTCCGAAGCTGGCAAGGCTGGAATGAAAAAAAGGTGGGGTGATAAAGATAGTACCGATAACACCGTTATAACGAAAGATAACACCGTTATAAATCCCATAACAAACATAACTGATAATGTTACTGTAAATGTAAATGATACTGTAAGTGTTACTGTAAATGAAACTAAAAAAAATAATATAGATGAACGCAAATTAAAATTTGCTTCCACCCTAGAACCTTTTTTAAAATCCTACGGTAAAGATTTATTAAATCAGTTTTATAAATATTGGACCGAACCCAATAAGTCAAATACTAAATTCAAACAGGAACTTGAAAAGACGTGGAGTTTAGAAAGGCGACTTGAAACATGGTCCCGAAATGATAAAAACTTTAAAAGTGGACCAGAAGTTGTTTATACTAAACCGCTACCACCACCCAAAAAAGAAACCCGCGAAGAAATTGAAACCCGACTTTTAAAAGAAATGGAAAATGAACGAAATAATAAAATTACCACCCCAGGCGCTTGATGTTGAAAAAGTTGTACTAGGTGCGCTTATGTTGGACCGCTCCGCTTATGACTTAGTAATTAATATTTTAACCGCTAAAATGTTTTACTCAGAAATCCACGGGTTTATTTTTACCGCTATTCAAAACCTAGCAAGCGAAAGGAAACCAATTGATATAATGACCGTTTCGGCTCAATTAGAAAGTGATGGATATTTAATGGCTTGCGGTGGACGAATGGCAATAATGGAATTTACCACCCGCGTAAATTCAGCTGCAAACATTGAAACCCACGCAATGATTATCAAAGAAAGGTTTATTAAGCGTGAATTAATCGCAATAGGGCAAAGATTACAAGTAAGAGGTTATGAAGATACCACGGATGTATTTGAGTTGCAAGAAGAAGTGGAAAAACGGTTATTTGAGCTATTTAAACAAAAGGGAGGCAAAGAAGAAAAACATATCTTTGAACTTTACACCCAACAGATCAAAAGAATTGAGGCAAAAAAGGACGGTGAAATTGAGGGAATATTAACGGGTTTACGGTCCTTAGATAATATTTTACAGGGGGTTAAAAAGCAAAATGTAATAATATTAGCCGCCCGTCCGTCGATGGGTAAAACCGCCTTAGCTTTAACAATTGCTAAAAACATAGCCACGGACCAAAAAATACCCGTTGCTGTTTTCTCACTTGAAATGAGTATGAGAGAATTATGCAATAGGCATACTTCATTACTTTCGTCAATTCCTTTGTCCTACATTAAAAATAGTAACGTGAGGGGCGTAATGTTTGACAAAATGATGAAGGACCTACCACGGGTTAAGGAATCGCAATTATTTATAGATGATGAGGGGGGAATTACTATAATGCAGTTCCGGGCAAAGGTCCGCAAAATGGTAAAAAAGCACAATATACAGATAGTCATTATTGATTATTTGCAATTGATTAAACCCGAAAAGCCTAAAAGCAGCACAAATGCAGAAATTACAGAGGTGAGCAACGGAATAAAGCAAATTGCAAAAGAATTCGATATTCCTATTATTGCGCTGGCTCAATTGAGTAGAGATGTAGAAAAAAGAGGGGGCGACAAAAGACCAGTATTAAGTGACTTGAGAGACGGGGGCGCAATCGAGCAGGATGCAGATATTGTAGGATTTCTTTACCGCCCCGATTACTACCAAATAACCACGGACGAAAATAACGAGCCATTACAAGAGGGATTTACAGAAATAATAATTCGTAAAAATAGGGATGGGGATTTAGGGACCGCAAACGTGCGAATAGTTAAAGACTACACACGTTTTGAAGATTTGCAAATGTACGAAACTAAGGATTACCACACTTACGATGTAGATATAACCAACAAAGAAATGGGTGAAAGTGAACGATTATTCTAATTTGGCACAACTATTGAATTACTAAAATATGACCAACCAAGAAACCGCCTTAGAACTTTGCCAAAAAATAGGCATGGTAACATTATTCGACCCCGAATGTAATGACGGTATGACTTTACCGCTTCATGTGGTTAAGAAGATTGCTATTCTTTGCATAGACGAATTAAGAAAACAACCGCTACCACTTGACGAACTTAAAAAAGAAATTGAAATTTTATAAAAGTAAATAACC